TCATGGCAACAACTATCGTCACCGGTCGCGACATAACCTTCACCTTGAATTCAGTGAATTATGACGCGCAGACAACTGCGGTCACTCTGGTCAATGCGCCAGTGATCACTACATATCAGACACTCGATGGAAAAGCGTATAAGCACATCGATGATCAGTGGACTCTCAATATCTCACTTCTTTCGGACTGGGGCGCGACTTCATCACTCTTCGAAGCGATGTGGACTGCATTTACTTCAGCTCCTAACACTGCACTTTCATTCACACTCGTATCAGCAACCGGCGCATCATTTGCTGGCAATGTCTTTCCAGTGGCTCCAACTGCTGGCGGCGCGGCTCCAGATGCGCAGACTGACACTTGGGCGATGCTCTGCTCAACAACACCAGTTCTAACAATCACCTGATCCGACCAATAGAAACGGGAGCACGAAATGCGACTACCAATCACAATCGAATACACAAATGGCGAATTCGGTACATACACCGCACAACCGCCAGAGTGGGCTAAATGGGAACAAAAGACAGGCAGCACAATCTCGCAAGCGCAGGAGAAGATTGGGATTTCTGATCTTCTCTTCCTTGCGTGGAATGCGATGAAGCGTGAAGCCGGTGGTAAGCCAATCAAAGGCTATGAAGTCTGGTGCGAAACAGTGGCCGATGTGACAGTCGGTGACGTTCTCCCAAAAGTTACGCCGCCGGAAGCGTAAATCGGATTCTTGTCGAGCTGGCAATAGCTACCGGCATTCCGATGAGCGAATGGACGACGGCGGAGCAGATCTATACGGCTTTCGAGATACTGGAGAAACAAAGTGAGCGACAACGTTGAAATCGCCTATGACAAGGCCGACCTTCGTCGCATCACTTCTGCATTCAAAGCGATGGACGCTGAAGCAACTGATGCAGCTAAACGCGAATCATCAGCTCTGGCAGAATTTGCTCAAGGCAAAATCCAACAAAAGGCCGTCACCAGAGGCAAGGCCGCCGACAGGATTGCCAGTGGCTCCCGTGTGTCGAAATCGTCCAAGATTGGCGAACTCTCTTTCGGTTTCGTAAGTCAGAAATTCTCGGGCGGAGCAACAACAAAGGATCTGTGGGGCGGAACAGAATTCGGATCTAACAAATTTAAGCAATTTCCAATCTGGTCAGGTTCAACTGGTCGCGGCTCAACTGGTTGGTTTATTTATCCGACACTTCGCGCAATCCAGCCAGAGATCATTGATAAGTGGGAAAATGCTTTCGACCGAATCTTGAAGGAGTGGTAAATGGCCGGACAATCGCGCACACTCAAGCTCTCGATTCTTGCTGATGTAGATCAGCTCAAGAAATCGCTGGCGCAAGCCAATGGAGACGTCGATGATTCTTCTTCAAAGATGGGCGAATTTAGCAAGAAAGCAGGACTGGCTTTCGCGGCTGCTGGAGCTGCTGCGGCTGCTTATGCAATCAAGATTGGCGTTGATGGCGTCAAAGCGGCGATTGAAGATGAAGCGGCGCAAGTAAAACTAGCTGGAGCATTACGAAACGCAACTGGTGCAACAGAGGCACAAATCAAAGCCACTGAAGATCAAATTCTCAAAATGTCTCTGGCAACCGGCGTCAGCGATGAGAAACTTCGTCCGGCCTTGCAGCGCATCGCGCTTTCAACTGGAGATCTCAGCAAGGCTCAAGATCTTCTTTCCGTTGCACTTGATGTCTCAACATCAACAGGCAAGCCACTTGAAGCCGTCGCCAATGCAATCGGCAAGGCATACGACGGCAACACTGCCGCACTTGGAAAATTAGGAATTGGACTTTCATCAGCTGAATTGAAAACAATGTCATTCACTGACGTTCAGACAAAGCTGACGGATTTATTCGGCGGCGCAGCTGCGGCCAACGCAGAGACATATCAAGGCCGCTTGGATCGCTTGAAAGTCACGTTCGATGAAGCCAAAGAAACAATTGGATTCAAGCTGCTTCCAATCATTGACAAATTGGTTCAATTCATCGTCAATGAGGTAGTTCCGGCTCTAGGCAAATTTGCTGATTTCTTCAAGCCAATCACTGACGCTATTGAAAAGAACAAAGAAACATTTATGACATTCATTGAATTTATTCAGAAATACGTCGTGCCGGTTCTAGTCACAGTCTTAGGCGGAGCGTTCAAGGTTGTTGGAGAAATCGCTGGCGGAATCATCAATGTCATCGGCGCGGTCATTTCCGGACTCAATTCATTGATTTCAGGTGCCGTTGCCGGAATCAATGCGCTCATTCGTGTCTATAATTCGATTCCATTCTTGCCTAACGTTTCACAAATAACAGCTCCATCGATTAGCGTTCCAACCGTCACTATTCCAAAAACTCCAACGCCAACGGTGACAGTGCCATCAATTTCAATTCCAAGCGGATCAAGTGGAAGCGGCGGCGGATCATCATCTTCCGTCATGGGAACAGGAGTGACTTCAGCGGTTTCAGGTGCGGCTCTGGCCGGTGGTGGCTTTACCGATTCACAAAATGCAGCTCGTCTAGCTGCTCAAGGTGGCGGCGGTTTCACAGATTCTCAGAACGCCGCTCGGATCAGTCTGACAGTCAATGGCGCAATCGATGCCGAAGGCACTGCTCGCACAATCGTAAACGTGCTCAATGATTCGTTCTATCGTGGCACTGGCGGAGCCGGCGCACTTCAGGCAATCTAATGACTCAATGGTCGCCAGTCTGGCGCGTTCAAATTGATGGCACTGATGTCACTGATTCAGTATTGGCAAATCTGACAATTACTTCCGGACGCACAAATATCTACACACAAGCCCAAGCCGGTTATTGCTCAGTCAATCTCATTATTTTCAATCAAGCACTTTTACCTTATGAAATCAACGACACAATCTCAATTGAAGTTCAAGATACTTCTGCGGTTTATGTGCCAATTTTTGGCGGTTCAATTGTGGACATCGCCGTCAGCGTTTCTCAAGTAGGTTCGACTGCTTATACTCAAGAAGTCACAATCACGGCTTTAGGAGCTCTCGCACGGCTTCAAAAGGCACTCACAGATGGCGTCTTAACTCAGGATTTTGATGGAAATCAAATTGCCACAATCCTCAGAGAAGTGCTTTTTGCACAATGGCAACAGGTTCCAGCTGCTCTTCAATGGGGCACTTATGATCCAACTACGACGTGGGCGAATGCTCAGAATAACGGCTACGGACAAATCGATACGCCTGGCAATTACGAACTTGCTCAGAGAGCATCAAATCGGACAGTTATTTATGACCTTGTTGCAGCTCTTGCCATTTCTGGTCTTGGTTATTTGTACGAGGACGCTTCAGGACTAATTTCCTATGGTGATTCCACACATCGAACAACATATTTGGCCACTTATGGATATACGGATCTTACGGCGAATCAGGCTTTAGGTCGCGGAATTACAATCAAAACGCGAGCCGGTGATGTGCGAAATGACATCACAATCAAATACGGCACTGATTCCTCAAGCCAGGTTAGTGACACCGATGAAACATCGATCGGACTTTATGGAGATCTTGCTCAAATCATCACAACTACCATCAAACATCAAGCAGACGCAGAATCTCAAGCCGCTTTTTATCTATCACTAAGAGCCTATCCTCAGCCAATTTTTGATTCCATTACTTACGCGTTGACAAATCCAGAACTGGACAATGCTGATCGCGACGCTCTCATAAACATATTTATGGGTCAACCGATAGCGCTCAACGACCTTCCGCCAAATATGTCCTCCGGAGTCTTTCAGGGCTTCGTTGAGGGCTGGACTTTTCGCGCTTCATATAATCAACTCGATGTCACCTTGTTGATGTCTCCACTGGCATATTCACTCAATGCGATGCGCTGGAATGATGTGCCAATAACAGAACGATGGAACTCCGTGTCGCCGACTTTAGATTGGGCAAACGCTACAATCGTCTCATGATGAAAGGAAAAATGAATGGCTAATCCAACAACAAACTTCGGCTGGGTCATGCCGACTTCGACCGATTTGGTCACAGATCTTCCGGCCGATTTCGCCGTATTTGGCCAGGCCGTTGATACGTCAATGGCGCAGCTGAAAGGCGGCACAACTGGTCAAATCTTGTCTAAAACAAGCGCGACCGATATGGCTTTCACATGGATCACTAATGATGTCGGAGACATAACTGCCGTCACTGCTGGCACTGGAATTTCTGGTGGTGGCACATCTGGTGCAGTCACAATTACAAACTCAATGGCAACAGAAATCACTGCGGCTGGAGACATTATTGTGGGCACAGGTTCAGGCACTTTTGATAATCTGCCTATCGGAACAACTGCGCAAGTCTTGACGGCTGATACAACAGTGAGTCCATACAAAGTAAAATGGGCTACGCCAACTGCAACAGAACCAGTTGCATTTTGGGCTGAAGTTGCATCACAACAAACATTTACTGCAAGCACCGACACTAAAATCACTTTTGGAACTGAAATTTTGGATTCTAGTGGTTATTTTGCTTCAAGTAGATTCACACCATTAAAAGCAGGTTATTATAATTTAACTGCAAACATTGCTATAAGTGGTAGTGGAACTGGCAGAAATCTTATCAAAATATTCAAAAATGGTTCGGTTGCTTATGTATTGGCAGATTACACGACAAGCGCCAACACAATCACATCTGGAGTAAATTTACTTTATTTCAATGGTTCAACAGATTATGCAGAAATATATGTTTATTCAACTCGTACAAGTCCAGCATCAGAACCTAATTATATTGGTGGCTTTCAAGGCTACTTTGTAAGAAGTTAAGGAAATCAAATGACAATACAAGAAACAATTTATGCGACATATCCTGAATTGGAAAATGCAGACTTATTGGCTGAAGGTATCTTTCTTCAAGATGATTCGGACGGCAAAGGCGCTTGGCTTGTGAAATGGGATTACTCAAAGCCAATTCCTAAAGGATTAAAAATAGGCAAGTGAGTAAATATCCAGACGGTACAGCTGCTCGGATTATTGAAGTCGCACTAGCTGAAATTGGCACAGTCGAGACTGGCGAAAATCTGACAAAGTACGGCAAATTCACAAAGGCCGATGGTTTGCCGTGGTGCGGATCTTTTGTGAATTGGTGTTTTGACCAAGCCAAAGTCAAGATTCCATCAATGGTTTCAACTGCTGCTGGCGCTCATAAGATGAAAGAGCTGGGACGTTGGATTGACGATAAGCCGCAGCTGGGCGATATGTGTTTCATGGACTTTCCGCATGATGGCGTTGATCGCATCAGCCACATCGGAATTGTGGTCAAGGTTGGTGCCTCGAGCGTCCTAACTATCGAAGGCAATACCTCCGGAAACGGAGATCAACGCAACGGCGGAATGGTAATGCTCAAGCAACGTTTCATCGGAAAAGAAATTGTCGGTTTCGCTCGCGCTCGCTTGACTTCTTATGATGGAGAATATCCGGTGGTTGAGCCAATCCAAAAGGCAAAGCCAAAGGAGAAAAAGAAATGAAAGATCTCAAGGCTATGGCCGCTTCGTGGGGACGAAGCTTCTTAAGCTCTTGCATCGCCGTTTATTTGGCTGGTGTGACAGATCCAAAAGCAATCATCGGGGCAGGTGTTGCTTCAATTCTGCCAGTGATTCTTCGCTGGTTAAATCCTAACGACGCGCAATTCGGTAAGACGAAGTGAGTGTTGGCGAATGGACGGCGGTGGGTGGGCTTGTCCTTGCGGTGCTCACTGCCATCTATTCGTCAATGCGATTCATGGTGAAGTCGATCATGCGAGAGTTTCAACCGAATGGTGGGAACAGTCTCAAAGATCAGGTCTCTCGAATTGAGCAACGTCTAGATCAACTCATGCTGGAGATTGCTCTCAAGAAATAGACACGCCGACGTCAATCTTGAAATTGTCGGACATAGATGTCACTCTTCTTCTGGGAGCAACGACAAGGCTCTCACGGGAGCAAAAATGACAACAAGTGAAATCGGATTGTTCTTCTTGACTGCATTCGCCGGAGTTCTCTGGTCAATCGTCACTTACACAATCGGCTACAAAAACGGTCACGCAGATGGCTATCAACGCGGCAAGTCAGTCGGTCGCCATGTATCAGCTAAGGCGGTGGCCAAATGAGTTTTTTGGAAAACTATGAAGATGTCGCAGCTCGCATTCAGCGATTCTGGGCGACTCACCCAAGTGGCAAGATCCACACATCAATCATGGACATCAATCTGGAAAAAGGCTATGTGCTAGTCGAATGCCGTGTCTATAAAGAATTCGAAGATCAAGAACCTTCCGGCATTGATTACGCATTCGGCAACGTAAACACATACAACGTTCAGATGAAAAAATGGTTCGTTGAAGATACCGTGACCAGCGCGATAGGCAGGTGCGTCGGTCTGGTACTTGGATCTGACAAGCGTCCAACGGTGCAGAATATGCAACAGGTGGAACGAATCGATCCAAAGATTGTCCAGGATTCAGCCGTTGCCTATGACTACTGGAGCACAAAACACGGCGACGTTCCATCGTTTAAGACACGGGAAGAAGCTGAAGAAGCCGGCATTCCAACGCTAGGCGTGGCCATTGACACCATCAAAGAGACTTTAGGTGGCGTTCAGGTTGCAGCTGCTCCACTGTGCGTTCATGGCCACATGATTTGGCGCGAAGGCACTGCCAAAACTGGAAAAGGCTGGGGCGGTTATATGTGCGTCGAAAAGGTCAAGGCCAAGCAGTGTCCGCCAGTCTGGTACATGCTTGGATCTGATGGACAGTGGAGGCCACAAGTATGAGCCGCGTGACAGAGATGATTGACGTCGATTCAATGATTGGCCGTACTCTTATCGATGGCAAAATAGTCGCAGAATACAAAGTCGAAAACTGCGATCACTGCAAACGCATTGAAATGCTAGACAAAGCCGGTTATCTGCATGCCGTCGGGGGAGAGCCGGTTCTCTGGTTCTGCACTCAATGCAGAAAATGACAATCAATGAAGCTGACGAATGGGCGATTCACAATCGCGCGTGCGATGTGATATTTGCTCAATCGGCCAGTCTAGGAGTCACGGTTCGTTACAATACAAAGCTGAACAATCACGAAGCCGTGACTGAATATGCCGAATCACTAGCTGCTGAATTGATGGTGGCCAGATACTTCGGCCTTGACTATGACATCAGCGAAAACAAAGGCAAAAGACGGGCAGATGTGGGTCAGGGCATTGAGGTGCGCTGGACGTCGTATCAAGGCGGCAATCTGATCATTTATCCAAATGATCGTGATGATGATGTGGCCGTTCTGGTCGTTGGCAAGTCGCCGGTCTATTACATCGTCGGATGGCTTCCAGTAGCATTTGCCAAAAGGAAGCGATTTAAGAATCCACGTCAGGACTCTTGGTGGGTCGATCAGAGCAATCTGAATCCCATCGAGAATCTGAAAGCGAGCGAATATGCCACTGCTGCGATTTGATTGCTCCATCTGCAAGAAGCTTTACGGTGATGGACGCAAGGAGCATCTGATCACTAAGGGAGCAGAGCTGACCGAGCACGAATGGTTCGCTCAATGCTCTGGGTGCGGTGCATTCTCGGTCAAATTGGTTGATGATTCTCTGGTGGCTGGCCTTGAATAGTTATCCACAGGTTTATCCACAGGCGCATGTGGACGAAGCGACACACCGACCTCAATCCTTGACAGATTGTCAGGATCCATCGCTATACTTGAAAGATAATAATCTTTTAAATATAAAGATAAATAAAAAGATAATAAAAATAAAGATAAAAAATAATAAAAACTTATTGGCTATTCCTATGTCAATTCTCATCTTGACCATCTCAGCTACAACAGAAGCCAAAGCAGTGTCACAGACTGATTTACTCAAGCTTTATGCACATTCAAGGATTATTAACTACGAACAGTTCAGCTGCTTTAATGCGTTAATCCAGAAAGAAAGCAACTGGAGAGTTTCTGCACGGAACGGATCTCATTTCGGCTTAGGCCAGATGAAGAACACGACCTATCAGAAGCTTGATGGATTCAGTCAGGTTGATTGGTCGATGCGCTACATCACCAAGCGATACGGATCCATGTGCAACGCATGGAGATTCTTCAAAGCCAATGGATTCCATTGATGTCAGCTAAGTCAGCAAGAGCCAATGGTGGAACAAGAGCGTGGTCAAAGATTCGTGAACGGATACTGATACGCGATGGCTATCTGTGCCAGTACTGTGGCAACGATGCAACGACAGTCGATCACGTCATTCCTATCAGCAAGGGCGGCACTGATGAGCCGGATAACCTATTGGCAGCGTGTACGCGATGCAATTACTCGAAAGGCAACCGAATAGGCGCGTTTTTTGGACAAGCAAGGACACCTCTGACTCTTCCTTTTCCGTTTTCACCGACTCAAGAGAGCACAAGCCATGACTAAGACCACAACAGGGC